TCGACATCAAGGTCGATAGCATCGCAATCACAGCGCAAACCAAGAAGCTTAAGGCTAAGTGGACCCCCGAACTCGGTCAGGACCTCAACGCCTACCACAACCTCGACGCTGAGGTTGAGCTCACCAGCATTCTCTCCGAGCAGATCGCTCTTGAGATCGACCACGAGATCCTTCAGGACCTCATCAGTGGTGCAAAGGCTGGTACTTTCTACTGGTCACGCTCACCGGGCCTCTTCGTTAACCGTGCAACAGGTGTTGAGATTGGTGCTTCTGGCGCTCCTGACTTCACCGGTACTGTTTCCGAGTGGTACGAGACTCTAATTGAGACCATCAATGACGTCTCCGCTCAGATCCACCGTAAGACTCTACGTGGTGGCGCTAACTTCATCGTGACCTCACCTGAAGTTGCCAACATCCTTGAGTTCACCGCTGGCTTCCGTGCAAGCGTTACTGCTGACTCCGAGCGCGGCGACATCGGCGCTGTTCGCGTTGGTTCACTCTCCAAGAAGTTCGACGTCTACGTCGATCCTTACTTCCCACGTAACCTAGTTCTCGTTGGCCGTAAGGGTGGTAGCTTCCTTGAGAGCGGCTACGTCTACGCTCCATATGTCCCACTACAGGTCACACCTACAATCTTCGGCACCGAGGACTTCGTACCTCGCAAGGGCGTTATGACACGCTACGCCAAGAAGATGGTACGTCCTGATATGTACGGACTCGTTGTCTGCCGTGGCCTCATCGCCGACGAGTAGTAACACCCCGGTTTTGGCCCTAGGCTAAACCAAGCCCTCGCTTCTCACGAAGCGGGGGCTTTTCTATTTATATAAAACTATTTATAGATAGGTTGGAGGACTCCTTGGCATATCCTAATTTGAATCCTATAAGCACAACAAGTGCAGTTATCCTCACCGCGACAGGATCGACAGCGACTAGTGGCGACGGAGCGGGCAATGTGGTCTTGTACCCATTGGGTATTTACACAGACACAACAAGTCAACTATATGACGCAAACTTTATTTCAGGTGCTGCAGATCAAGTCTCTTATGTTTATAAGAAGCTTGGTGGCGATATTCTAGATCTAGAAATTACACCCGGTAATGTATACGCTGCTTATGAAGAAGCGGTTCTAGAATACTCATACATTATGAACCTACATCAGGCCAAGAACACGCTTGGTAACTTCCTAGGCAAGGCAACTGGCACCTTCGACCACGACGGACAGCTAAAGGGCGAACTTTCAGGAACAAATGTAAACCTTCGTTTCCCAAGATTCGAGTTTGGTTATGCAAAGAAGGTTGCTCTCGGTATCGCTAACGAGTCTGGCATTGCAGGCGGCGACCTACCGCATTACTCTGCAAGCTTCCAGCTTAAGAGTGATCTGCAAGACTACGACCTTCAGCAGGTCATCATCGACAATGCTTCAAACAACAACGAGCCAGCAACAGGCGGCCCAGTCCCTTACGCTGGTATCATTGGCACTGGCTCAGGCGAGACCAATAGAAGAATTACAATTCGTAGAGTGTTCTACAAGACCCCACAGGCTATGTGGCGCTTCTATGGCTACTACGGTGGCCTAAACGTCGTCGGCAACCTAGGCGGCTATGGACAGTTCGCAGACGACACTACGTTTGAAGTTATTCCGGCTTGGCAGAACAAGCTGCAGGCAATGGCTTATGAAGATCACTTGTATACTAGGCTTTCGCATTACTCATACGAGATCTTCAACAACAAGCTTCGACTCTTCCCAATGCCTTCTACAGAGCTTACCCAGCATATGTGGTTTGAGTTTACAGTAGATGGCGTAAGCAATCCTTGGGACGAGCAAAATGGCGTCGACAATGGCGAGACAGGAATCAACAATATCAATACCTTGCCATTCGACAACCTTCCATTCGAGAGTATTAACGCTATCGGTAAGCAGTGGATCCGCCGTTATGCTTTGGCTCTAGTCAAGGAGACTCTAGGTCAGGTGCGATCAAAGTTCGCATCAGTACCAATCCCCGGTGACAATGTAACCCTCAATGGCTCAGCACTTATCTCTGAAGCTCGTGAAGAGCAGAAGACACTTAAGGAAGAGTTGGTAGGAATCATTGATACCTTGACATACGAGAAGCTAGCAGAGCAGGATGCAACGCTCCTAGAGAGTGTCAAGAAGATTCAGCAAGAGATCCCACTTTTGATTTACCAAGGATAGGAGTAATAGATGAGCAGCAATAAATGGTCACAACCAGAAGCACCTCCTCCACCGCTCTTCCTTGGAAAGAAAGAGAAAGATCTTGTAAAGCAAGTCAACGATGAGTTGATCGAAAGAGTCATTGGGCAACAGGTTGCCTATTACCCAATCGACCTCGAAACAACACAGTATCATCCAATCTATGGCGAAGCTATTGTCAAGAATTACCTTCCCCCCGTGCGTGTATACGCTATGGTTGAATGGAATCAGTACCAGACCAAGTTCACTACTGGCATCGGTTTGGACATTCAGGAAGAGATTACAGTACACTTCCACAGAAGAAGACTTGAAGAAGATCAAGACCTTTATGTAAGAGTAGGGGACTTTGTTAAGTACGGTGACGACTTCTATGAAATCGTAAGTACCTCCGAGCCTCGTCAGATGTTCGGACAGGTAGAAAACCCAGTAGAGATTAGCGCTAAATGCTTCAAGGCAAGACAGGGGATTTTTGATGGGACGTGATTATAAATACACAGGCATTGAAGGTGCCAATGACATTGTGCAAGAGATTCTTTTGACTCCATCTACCTTGGAGACAATTGATACAGCTATGTTTACACACCTAGACGACCATTTTGCTCTTAGCACAAAGACAAATAAGGGCTTTAAAAAGACCCCTCTACTCTGGCTATCAGCCGAGCGCGCTCATCAGGTCAAGAACAATCCAGAGATTCGTGACGACGCCTCTGACCTCATTTACCCTTTGATGACCCTATCAAGAACAGGCGTAGAGAAGGATCCAAATTTCAAGGGTGCATTTCAGGCCCACTTCTTTGATGGCCCCGGCCAAGTACCTAATGACCCAAGAAGAGTAAACGTACCAATCGCCAGAAGAGTACTGCAGGGCAAGACCTCAGATTTTGCTAATGCAACTGCAAGAAGAAAGTTCGGCCCCGGAAGAACCATCGGCTCTGGCGATCCCAACAGAAAGAGAAAGAATAAGAAGGTTGTATACCAAACAGTGTATGCTCCACTTCCAACCTATATCAAGGTAAACTACAACCTTAAGATCGTTACAGACCACTTGCAGCAAATGAATCATTTGACAACTCCTTTCTTGACAAGAACAGGACAAATCAATACATTCTTTATTGAAGCTGAAGGGCACAGATATGAAGTATTCATTGAAGGCAACTTCGGAACAGATAATAACTTCAACAATCTAGGAGAAGAGCTTAGAACTTTCTCAACAGACATCAATTTTAGGGTGCTAGGTTATCTTATGGGAGATGGGCCAAATGACGAAAGGCCAAAGTTCTCAGTAGTTGAAAACTATGTAGAAGTGAAGATGCCCAGAGAAACAGTAATTACTGGTGACATCAACGAGCTAACCAGAAAATCATTTTATCGCGAGTAGTCTTTTGACTACTGAAATAACTATTTATTTTGAATGTTACTAATAGGAGTATTCCACTATGGCTGACGAAAGAAAGTTTCGCTTTGTGTCCCCCGGCATTTTCGTATCCGAAATCGACCGATCACAAGTTCCTGCTCTACCTGATCTAGTAGGCCCTGTAATTGTAGGTCGCTCAACCCGAGGACCAGCTTTTACCCCAACAAGAGTTACCTCATTCTCCGAGTTTACAAGCATCTTCGGCGCTCCAGTCGCAGGTGGACAGCAGCCCGGTGATGTATGGCGCGAGGGCGCACAGAACGCTGCCCTATACGGCACATACGCTGCACAGGCCCACCTTCAGGCCGGCTCAACTCCTCTAACCTTCGTTAGAGTTGTTGGCGCAGAGAACCAGAGCGCAGTAGACGATACTTTCGGTCAGGCTGGCTTTGACGTTCCTACTAATGCTACCAACGATGACGCAGAAGAGACAGCCGGCGCATTCGGCCTCTTCCTAATGCGTTCCGGCTCTGCGGGTACAGAGGGCACAGGCTCACTCGCAGCTGTTATCTACGCTTCAGGCGCTGCAGTTTACCCATCCGGTACACTACACTCTAACCCAAGCGCAACCGGCGCTGGTATGAATACTCTCTTCATCCTCGGCACAAGCCCAGAGGTTACCCTTGAGATTTCAAACTCTTCAGGCGCAGAACAGTACAAGGTATCACTTGACGAAAGTTCACCTAACTACATTCGTCAGGTCCTTAACACTAACCCACAGCTTATGACCTACCGTCGTAAGGGCACTTCAGTCGAGAGCGGAAACTCCGACAAGCAGTACTGGCTTGGTGAGACCTTCGAGCGCAGCATCAAGGAAGACATCATCAGTGGTTACGGCGGACAGTATGTCGCAGCTGTTGTACCTCTAAACAAGGCTGGCACCGCTGGTCTAGCCGAAAGAACAGAGGGCTACAGAGAGTCACAGACTCCTTGGTTCATCTCACAGGACCTCAGCAGCAACACTGGCTCATTCAGCCCAGCTGACCGTTCAAGAGCAGTTCCACTATTCAAGTTTGTCTCCATCGACGGACAGGGCGAAGCTACTAGCAAGGGCGTTAAGGTCTCTATCGCTAACGTTCGTTACTCCGCGAATGACAACATTGACTTCGGAACATTCGATGTTCTTATCCGTGACGCTAACGATAGCGACACTCGTCCAGTTGTTCTAGAACAGTTCAGCGGCGTTAACCTCAACCCTAACTCCGCAGATTACATTGTTGCTAGAATCGGCGACAGCTACCGTCAGTTTGACGAGACCAACCGTGTTCTCCGTGAATACGGCGACTTCCCTAACCGCTCACAGCTCGTTCGCGTTGTTGTAAGCTCCGAGGTAGAGGCCGGTGATACACCTTCACTCGTACCATTCGGCTACTACGGCGTACCACGATTTGCTGACAAGGCTGTTCAGACTGATGACACTGTAGCCCCTACTGACGCATTCATCAACAAGGGCGGATACCAAGTCGGTGTCGGAGCTTCTAACTACCTCCTATCCTCATCAAACCAGTTTGATACCCTAGTAACATTCCCAGACATTCCTTCCCGCGTAACTGCTTCCGATGTCTCCGCAGCTAGAACCGACTTCTTCGGTGTTAGCACTGTCAAGGCAGAGGGCTCACTCACTGCGAACAGAGGATACGTTGATTACACCCGCTTTATGGGATCAAACGCAATCAGCGCTGCTAGCTGGGACGACAGCTTCGGCCTAACCGCCCTAGCTGACGGCCTACAGTTCCAAGGCGCATTCACTCTAGATGACGTTCAGGTTGTAACTGGTTCACAGTACTCATTCGCGAACTCACCTAGAAGAAACATTATCCGTGCAGTCTTCGCTTCTGGCTCCCGTGCAGCTGGCACCTCCTTCACAGCAACTGATGACGGCTCTGGTCTACCAACTGGCATTAGCTACAAGAACATTCTTGACGCTGGCTTCAACAAGTTCACCGCTCCAATGTTCGGTGGCTTCGACGGCCTAGACATCCTAGAGCGTGAGCCGCTTCGTAACAAGCTAATGGACGGCCAGACTGACGTAACCCTAGAGCGTAACTACGTATTTAACTCATACAGAACCGCTCTCGACATTCTAGCTGACACAGAGCAATTCGAGTACAACCTCCTCAGCGTCCCCGGCGTCTGGTACACTGGCATTACTGACCGTGTTCTAGAAGTCTGTGAAGCTCGCGGCGATGCTCTCGGCATCATCGATCTTGAGGGTGGCTACACTCCAGCCCACGAAGAGTACCAAGCAACCAAGGTTGGCCGCAAGGGCGACGTTCAGGCTGTACTCGACGGCATTGACGCTAGAAACTTGAATAACTCCTACGGTGCAGCTTACTACCCTTGGGTTATGATTCAGGATACCGTTAACGGTGTACCTGTTCGCGTACCTCCAAGTGTTCCTGCTGTTGGCGTTCTCGCTAACACAGAGAGAGTAGCAGATGTCTGGTTCGCACCAGCCGGCTTCAATCGCGGCGGCCTATCAACAGGCGCTGGCGGCGTTCCAGTAACTGCAGTTGACGAAGTTCTAAATGCTTCTGATCGCGACCTACTCTACAGCCGTAATGTTAACCCAATCGCTCGCTTCCCTGCAGAGGGAATCGTAGTCTTCGGACAGAAGACACTACAGGCAACACCATCTGCTCTAGACCGCATCAATGTCCGTCGCCTCCTCGTCTTCTTGAAGAAGGGCATCTCCCAGATTGCCTCTACTACACTCTTCGAGCAGAACGTTCCAGCTACTTGGAATCGCTTCAAGGGTTCCGCAGACGCATTCTTGGCAGACGTTAAGATTCGCTTCGGCCTAGAAGAGTACCGCGTTATCCTTGACGAGACTACTACTACAGCTGATCTCGTTGACCGCAACATCCTATACGCGAAGGTCTTTGTCAAGCCAACTCGCTCCATCGAGTTCATTGCGCTCGACTTCGTAATTACACGTTCCGGCGCATCATTTGACGATTGATACTAATTATAAGAGAATAAGGAGTTTTACAAATGGCATTCAGTGATCCACAAAATTTCTGGACCGCACCAGCAAAGACCGATCCTAAGCGTAACTTCCGCTTCCGAATCACTCTCTTCGGAGAGCAGATTTGGTGGGCGAAGGACGTAGATCAGCCACAGGCCACAATGAGCAAGGCATCACACGACTTTATGATGCACAAGTTCCACTGGCCATCAAAGCTTACTTGGAACGAAGTTGCTATGACTCTTGTTGATCCAGTAACCCCCGGTACACTAGACCAGCTTCTACTAACTCTACAGAACACCGGCTACGTTATCCCAGCTAACCCTAATGATGGCGCGTACAACTCCATCAGCAAGGCTGGCGCTACCAACGCTACCGGCACTGTTCTTATCGAGGTTCTAGATGCACAGGGTGCTCCACTACACCAGTGGAAGCTCAACAACGCATTCATTATGCAGATTACCCCTTCCAAGCTATCTTACACTGATGAGGAGCTAATGACTGTAGCTCTAACTCTAAGCTACGATTGGGCAAGCTACACATCCTTCGATACAGACGTACCAGACGCTGCACTATCAAACGGTCTATTCCAGCCATAATTTGAGTTAACTTCTACTTATTATTAGAGAGGTTACTCAATGGCATTCTGGACCCAAGTCGGTGCAAACAATTTGTCCCCAAAGAGGCAAGATTTATTCCTAGTAAGAATGAATGGTCTTTTTGGGGACGAAGTTTTATGGTTTGCAAAGAACGTAAACAAGCCTTCAGTGCAGTTTGAGGCCAATGCAGGCCCGCAGGCCGGCGCTTTCGTTATGGGCGCTGGCCAAGCAGGGCAAAAGCTTGGCTATATTAATCCGGGCGCGCTACAAGCCTTCAGTCCGATTAGCATCACATTCATCGACCCAAACGGAACAGAAGAAGGTAATAATCGAGTTGTAGATAGGCTGATGCAATACCTAGAAACAAATGCAAAGACAAATGACTACTACGGCCTCGCAAATGCCTCTAACAACTTTGGCACGCTTGAGATTAGTCAACTTGCGCATAAAAGAGTAAGCGATTTAACAAGGGGCCTTGACGCCTCGACAGTGGCATCTGCGGCTGCCGCCACCGCCGCTGCAGGTGCTGCGACTTCTGCCGTTGCTGCAGGAGCCTCAGCTGCTATCGCCGGAGCTACTAGAAGAGATTCAAATCTTGAGGTTGTTGAGAGATGGACACTGCACCAAGCACACCTTCTAAGTGTTGACTTCGGAAACCTAGATTACTCCGCAGACGGGTTCGTAGAAATTCAAGCAACTGTAGGATACACAGGCTTTGAAGTAGAGCTTGGCACCTCCGGCAAGAAAAACACATACGCTTTTGGAAACAAACCAAAATAGTTCTTGACTTCAGGTATTGATGAGTTATAATATAGAAGTCTATTATACTATGGAGTATATTTATGAGAGATAACAGTTCACGCTTTGCGGTTCCCGCAGAGCCAGCTGCTCCTGCTGCAGAAGAGCCAGCGCAGCCAAACATCACAGATCTAATGTCTTTTGTAGCGCCAACACAGTTCGTTGACCTACCTTCTAAGGGTATTCACTATCCTGCTGGCCATCCTCTACACGGCAAAGACAGTGTAGAAATTAAGTTTATGACCGCGAAGGAAGAAGACATTCTTTCATCACAGGAGCTAATCAAGAAAGGCGTGGTTCTAGACCGCCTAATCCAGAGCATTATCGTTGATAAGCGTGTCAACGCATCATCAATGCTAGTGGGCGACAAGACAGCTATTATGTATGCTGCACGAATTTCTGCATATGGCGAGGGCTATAACGCAAAGTTCTTCTGCCGTTCTTGCAACAACGCAGTATCACACGAGTTTGATCTTACAGAGATTGCTCCTCGTGAAGAGCCAAATCTCGACGAGCTTGGCGTGACCTTTGAAGATGGCCACTACGTGTGTACTCTTCCTGCTACCAAGGTCAAGGTTGCTCTACGACTCCTCACAGGCAAGGACGAAAGAGAGATCACCGATTACCTTAAAAAGCAGAAGAAGAATAATGTTGAGGTAGGAGCGCTAACAACACAGATGCTCTATTCGGTACATAGCATTAATGGTGTCACAGCACGAGCGCAGCTACACCAGTTCATCCAGAATATGCCATTCAGGGATTCAAAGTACCTACGTGACATTCACGCTGCTGTAAGTCCAGCAATGAACACAGAAGTATCACTTAACTGTGGAAACTGCGGAGCGGAACAGGAGGTGGAACTGCCTATGTCAGTAGAATTTTTTTGGCCTAGGCAATGAGTACATTCAGGCCGTGTATGAAGAGTTGTTCACTCTAAAGTATCACGGCCAATGGTCTTTCTTCGAGGCTTATAATCTTCCAGTTGTTATTAGGCGTTGGTTCATCAATCGCCTAGTTCAACAGAAGGAAGAGGAAAAGAAGATGATGGAAGAAGCTCAAAACAAAAATAAATAGCCGGGGATCGTCCCGGCTTTCTTTTTACAAACTATTTATAATGATGGAGTATACTATGGCTGAAGCAGACGTAAGAACACTGCAGAGGTTCGAAAACGAATACGTAGAGAAGTATGACGACCTCCTAGATTACGCTGCCAGATTCTTGCTTATGATTGGCGAGGAAACACGCGGCTCAAACAGGTACAATGAAGTGGTGAACTTCTTTGCCGATAGGATGCCTCCCTTTGCGGCCCTAGAGACTGCGATGGCCAGAAAAGCTCCCACCCAAGACGACGATGAAGTAGAATTGTTCGAAGCTAAGTTTGAGAAAGAAGAGCTACGCACAGTAGTCGACAAGATTCTCGACTTTCTAAAGAGCGAACTCAATGTCACTGAGCTAGATGATGAAGTCATCAACCAAGTCACAGACGCGATTAAGCCTAACGTAGTTGCACGTCAGCAGGTGACAGCAGAGCCAGAAAACGATAACGACAAGATTATTCAAGCTGCTGTTGCACGGTTCATTGCAGAACCAGAAGAATACGTAACGGGCTTGAAAGGCAAGTTCCTAAACTACGTCGTGGCAAAGACTAATTCATTGGGTCTAGATAATATGATCGGCGCCAACGACGCGATTAGTGACGAAGGTAAGCAGGCGTTGTCCGGCAAAGAGCTGACCCGAGAGGCCATTTATGAGTTCCTTTCCGACGATGCTAACTTCAATACTGCTGATGTAAATCAGGTAGCAGACAAGGTGGAGCGCGACCTTGCCGACGCATACGAACAATATATTAACACAGCCCCAGTAAACGAATCACAGAGTTACGAATTTAACTTCAATCTCTCGATGGCCAAAAAGAATGGCCTTTTGACAGAGGGCATCGCAGGTATGTTCGGGGCTTGGGTCAAACTTATTCTTAAGTCTGTTTTTGGCGACATCGATCTACCAATTGGCGTATCGGGCGACAAGAAAGAAGTAGAAGCTTTTGCTCGCGCAATCCAAGGTGAAAAGAGGTACATCGATTCCATCCAGAGATACGGTCTTAGTAATCGACAGACCTATCAGTCACGAGCAAGATTGGCAACTTCAATCCGTAATTTCGAAAGAGAAACCGGCCTCAAGTGGCCATTTAAGTAGGAGCTAGGCTATGGCCGAAGGTGATATTGGCGGTAGAGACTTGGAGAGCTACGAACAACAAGCAGCTCGACTCGAACTACAGAAAGAACTCAACCTCGCTAGAATCGAGGCCAATACCATTCTAGGCAACGGCGCTGAAGTCCTCAAGCGTATGGCAGCCGAGGAAGAGAAGCTTGGCCAAGCGAGAGCATCAGCTGCAGAAGCTGAGCGCGCTTATATGGAAGCCGTTAAGAAGGGAGACGATGAAGCGTCTGCCCGACATAAGACTCGCCTGCTTCAACTGGAGACCGAATCCCAGCGACTAATGGAAATCGCGGAGCTAGAAAGAAAGAACGTCAACGACATCAAGACATTCTATACAGCAATCACTGGCGTTTCCGAGACGGCAGAGACAAGCCTAGGCCGAGCAGTAAAGGCAGCAGGTGGCTTTTCGGGTGCTCTTGATCTATTGAGAAAGAATGCAGACGAAGCCGCAGCACAACTCTTCACGCTAGAAAACGTTCAGGTGGCAATGGCTGACGCAGCCGTACAAGCTTCTATGGCTGTTGTGGCGGCCAATGTTGGAATGGCCTTTGCCATTGACCAGTCTGTTGTTGCATTCAACAGAGCAACAGGAAACACGGGCGAATACAGTGATGAGTTGGTAAATCTCTCAACAGAGTTGTTAAATGTCGGCGTTGGTGTCAACGATGCGACAGCAGCCTTCCAAAGCTTCTTCACACAGGTCAGAGGATTTACAGAACTAACAGCGACGCAGAGATCAGAGATTGCGCAATCTGCAGCAATGCTAGAGAAGATGGGCTTTGGCCTAGATATGCAGGCCAAGAATGTACTCTTCCTAAATAAATCTATGGGCCTTTCAATGAACGAAGCTCAGGGATTCAATACCGCCTTGGCCGGACTAGCAACACAACTAGGTATGCCCATTGACGAGCTTACCAGCGGATTTGAAGCTGCCCGCCAAGTCCTCGGAGCATCAGCAAATTCATCAGCGGAGCTTGAGGATCAGTTTGCTTCTCTAGCAGTGCAGGCCAAGGCCACAAATATCCCTATTGCTGAACTAGTAGCCATCACGAGACAGTTCGATACATTCGAAGGTGCAGCACAGAGTGTAGGCAGGCTAAATGCAGTATTGGGCGGTCCCTTCTTGAGTACACTAGAAATGGTCGGAGAGACTGACCCCGCAGCAAGGTTCGAGATGCTAGCCGACGCACTAGACCAGACTGGAAGATCCTTCCAAGATATGGGCTACTACGAGAAACAGGCGATTGCGTCAGCTGCTGGTCTCAAGGACGTTAACCAGCTAGCTTTGGTTATGGCAAGAAACTTCGACTCTATTGTGCCACCAGAACTAACCCCACAGGACATTGAAGAACAGGCTGCTCAGATGAGCAACTTCAATACCATCACGGAGAAGATGCAAAATTCATTTATGAATCTTATAATCGCCGCAGAGCCGCTAGTAAATGTTATGGTAGGCTTTGCTGATGGCTTGTCGCAAGTAATGAACTACCTAGGGGAATCACCAGCTGCTATGGGTGCTCTTGCCGGAGCGATGACCGTACTGGGCGGCGCTATCGCCTTCTCGTTCTTGCCACCACTAGTTGCATCATTGACCGCAATGGCTGGCCTGATCGGTCTAGGCGGCCCTCTTGCTATGGCAGGGGTAGTTGGTGGCCTAGCATTGACTGGCGCTGCAGTAGGGGCACTTATGGCCTCCACAGAGCCAGAGCCTGTAGAGGACGCCCTCATCCCTGCCAGCAATGACAACCGACCAGTTGTTAAGACAGCGAAGGGCACATTCATCGGCAGAGAAGACGACGCTGTTATGTTTGGGACAAGATTGACAGAACTATCAGCCCCCGCCTCAGCACAGACATCTTCAGCATCTTCACAGGTCATTGACTTCCAGCCAACGGTCAAGGTAGCGTTCAGCATTGGCGACCGGGAATTGGCAACAACAATCGGAGAGATCTTGGAGATCGACGAAGGCACTAAACTTGGTAATTCTGTCACCAGACTAATTACTAGAGGAGATATGGGATGATTCTAAATCCATACGATTCTGGATTCTCTGGCCCGCAGGAAGATTTGGGTAGCATTGAATTTATTGCTTTGCACGTAAATGCAAGCTCAAAGTTTACTCCTATCATCCTCAATAGCTACTCAGATAATATTATGACCAAGACCAGTGCTGAGACTGCTTTTGGCAGGACAGATCCTATGAGGTTCTTTGAGGGCAACGAGAGAACTGCAGCCGGCTCTTTCACAGTCTTGCAAGAAGACGGAGCTAGAGCGAAGGCGCAGTTCGACAAGCTAAAGAGGCTTATGCGAACACAATATGCTGTTTACTCTGCAGACAAGAACGCTCTTGAATCACCACCACTTTTCAGAGTTATACTCCGACCAGTAGGCAATGCGTCGCCTCTCTTGGACGAAGTTGGCTTCTTGGATGGGATGAAGTTCGAATACGCTGACGCAGCTAACATTATTAACACTGCGCAGGTCGCAGACGGAAAGGTAGCGCCTCGCTACTTCACAGTCAACTTTAATCTTTCTATCATTCACAGGGAAGTCGCTGGCTTCACAGCTGATGGCAAGTGGCTCCGTCCCTCCAATAACAAGTTCCCATTTGAGGTATAATCGAAGATGGATAGGTATCGTAAATTCACAAAAGTAGAAAACGATCTTGACTTCTACTCTAAGCAAATCAAGACTAGAGGCAAAAAGCGCATTGAGCAGTACCGCCCCCGTCCTTTCGGAACTCTACCAGAAGACGTAGATAGACAGCTAGTCAAGAACAAGAGAGTCTGGACAGTGAGCACAAAGCTTTATAAATTGGCTGACGAGTTCTACGGCGATATGGACTTGTGGTGGGTAATTGGTTACTACAACAATAAGCCTATCGATCTAAGCTGGAACGTCGGTGACGAGATTATCATTCCTACACCTGTACGAATTATTCTAGACTCTTTGGAGGTCTGATGCGTAAGGACCTCCTTAGAAATATCGCAGGTGTCACTGCGGACATCAACGAGGACACAGAGATGTCCGTTGTCGCTGATTTCGAAGACGCACTTCAACACGCCAAAGTAGGCAAGATTTCTGGCAAGCCAAGCAAGAATTCTCTTGCCTTTAAGGTGCAAGAAGAAATTGAAAGGTTGCGTGAAAAACAAAACAGTGATAAACTAACAGAGAATGAAGCTATGAAGCTTTCGATTCTTGAAGCAGGTACAAAATAAATGGCCGACAATCTTAAGAAGAAGATTTTCTCCGATCAGGATTTGGTGTTTACTCTATCGCAGACACGTCAAATTCAAGATCTATTTATGCCACCTCTACCAGAGACGCAGAGAAAAGAATCGGACCCCGGCAAGGTCGGCATTGAATATCCACGCCGCCTAGTGAATAGCGAGATCGTCAAGAGGTGCGTCCCCGGTGAAGAGACCGAGATGTCACGCAACAACTTTAGCGATATGCACTTGTTTTACTTGAAGAACATTGTCTATTCTGCGCTAGTACCAGACATCAAGATTTATAAGGTTATGGTCGACCGCGACCCAAGTGGCATCGTTTCCTCTAAGAAGGTAGTAGAACTAGAGTTCCCCCGTTCCCTTAAGAACAATCTGCTTGGCCGTACCAACGCTAACGACTTCGACCTTTCTCGACCAGTGCTAGACAGAGGCGGCCAAATCGGAATTAAGTCTTTTGACTGGGAATACGTCGGTACTGACACCTTCACAGCTAATAGAGACATTCGCGCCACTCTTACAATGACTATGGATGGTATGGGTGCGCTTGCAGCTGTTCGAAAGAATAAGAAAGGAGAATCCTACAGGCTCCTTGATATTGTTGCCCCGTCCGCCTCGCTCAGAGAAGCAGAGAAAAGGACAGTCCAGAAAGGCACACAGATGAAGTACGATGCCGGCGCTTATGAACTTCTTGTGGAAGCCGGATACTTTGTCGACGAAGCCCAGCTAAATAAGCTTTTGTCTCGTGCTGGCGTGGGTAGCAAGTCTGCCATTAGCTTCACTGATAGCGACATCAATAAGGCCAAGGCAGCAATTTCATTCGACAAGATGCGGTCCTGTATGTATCTCAGTGTTGTTGACCACCAGTTCGACTTTAGGGAGAATGGAAAGACTGAATGTACTGCTAACTTCATTGCACGCAGCAATACAGAAGCCCGACAGCCATCTTCAAACATTCTTATTTCTTCTGGCACATCTACAGCCCTCAAGACAGCCAGAGAAACCATCAAGGACATTGAGGCCGAGATCTACCTTAAGACAGTGGAGAAAGACCAAGCAATTGCCGAGAAGAGACGATGGATTCAGTATTCGGTAGACATCGACCAGCTAAATAAGAGTCTCGAAGAATATAAGCAAATCGAGAAAGAGCTTGTCGATGAGGTCGGTGGCGGCCTCCTATCCAGTATCTTGAAGACACTAGAGAAGCCCGTCTCTCTAGG